ACGCAATGTCGCGAATGCCAGTTGCAATGGTCCCAACTCCACCTGCCACCATCCCGTATGGACCGGGCAAGGATGACAGAGACATACCTAAGGAGGCCAGAACTTTGAGCACTCTCTCCCAGAAATTGGCGTTGTCTAAATAAGACACGCCGACTGGTAACTCGAGTGACAGTTTCTTGTAGATTTCCAATGCTACAGGATCGGGATTACAATGTAGAATCTGAGACTCATACATAACCGTTCCAGGCGTAAATTGGTATTCCACGCATGACCAGGCCTTAATTATGGCTGAATTGTTTGGATTAACTCCAACTCCTGACACCTTGATAACCAAGGTTTCCATGTTGTTGTCAAAACCAGGCACTAAGCCCAGCAACTGTGTAAAGTCGCCTGGGCCAGGTGCGATAGGTAAATTGACTTGGTCTCTCAAAACCGGGTTGAACTCGAAATTCGCACCACGGTTGAAAGCTCCAGCATATGTACCTAGGTTAAATGGACCAACATACATGTCCACGTCTGCGGCATTGATTCCTCCAACGCCTGACATAGAAAAGTAATTGGAAAACGGTGCAGCAGCAGCTTGTGCTTCATACATCTGTACAGGAATCTTAAACGCTTGCACGTTGCCTGTCCAGTTGTTGTTGTTTGTTGCACAAACTAACTCGAAATGGTTACTAACAATTCTGAACTTCTGGGTTAGAGAATTTCCAGTGGTGTTAGTGCTAAAGATATTGGTGAAATTTGGATACGACAGAGGCGTCCAAGTATCGCCAGCTACCAATGCTGTTCCCGCTGGTTTAACACAAGTATAGTAGGCTATTCCAGGCACTGGGGCTTGCATGAAGTAAACGTCATTGTTGGCTGCAAATGTCACGGGGATAACTGTGCGATGTTTAATCGCTAAGCTTTTCCCTCCGAAGTCATCAGGCACACCATAGACGCTAGTTCCATCGAAATCTGGAGCTGCAAATGCACATTTTAGGAAAGAGATTCCCTGGGGAGTGATACCATGAGTCTTCATGGCACGCCTCAATCCGCTATTGAGGCTGGCTGCAGCGTTAGACCTTCCGGTGCTAATGCCAAGTGCTTGGGGAGCTAAGTAACTTTGTACTACTCCTGACGGCGAAACTATAGGAACATTGTTCATGACGTTTCGTCGACGATTGCGTCTGCGTTTAGTGGTAGACACTACGACTGTTTGAGGAGCCTGCTGGCGTTGGACTGTAACAGTCGCTTGCTGCGGCATGACTCCTACAACGTTCTGAGCTCTGAGAGCTCTGTTCACTGCTTTCCGTGTCTGTTTCCCTAAACGCTGGGGTTGCGGTTTCTGTTGTAAAATTACCTCCATCTTGGTGATCTTTGGGCCCCCGCCTGCCCAAAGCAGTTACGAATCCAATGGACTCGAGTAACTGAGTATAGGCTGGGAAATCTGGATGAGACTCCATCATATCTGTGAATTGCAACATTGACATTTCAAATTGTTCATCACTAGTTATATTGGAGTGCAGCAAGTTCATCAACATTTTGTCCCCGTTCAACGGGAAACTAAAATTTTCCTGATACCACCTACTGCAAAACTCAAATCCCTTTTCCACCCTTTGATAGTCCTTTATCCTGAATCCCATTCTTGCATACTTTTCAACCGCATTGTCTACATAACTTTCTACAGAATCATCACCAGCAGCACAAACATCTTCTGCTCCAATCATATGGGCGAGATAAACTCTCATCCATGAATTTCCGCGACTTGTTTTATACTTGCCTGAATTAACTACACCTTTGTACTTCAACTGTACCATTGTACCGTCGGAAAACTGGTAAATAGTTCGTGATTCCTTGATAGCTTCTGCTCTGACCAAGTGTTTCCAGATAGCCGAAGGGTTCTCACACAAACCAACAACACCTTCCGCACAATCTCTAATCATATACTCTTTAACGCTCCAATCCCATCCCGACACATCTGTGTAGGCTTGGGGTCGTACTTGCTTCTTAGTAAAGACGAAATCGTAGACGTCATCGTTCATTTCTTTTGAAAACCCTATTCCAGGCTTACTTGGTAACTTTCGCCAATTTGCGATCTCCAATTTATGCAGAACTCTATGTAAAAGCATTTCAATAACTTTATCCACAAGTGAGACGGATGCAATCAAGCGCATACGGCCTTCTATCACTTTCTCTTTCTTGTGTGGTTCAGTTTTTACAAAACATCTTACAGGATCCATCAAATTTTTATCAACAATCTCTTTACTTCCCATACTATCAAGTTCTTCAAGATCAATTCGTAAAAGAGCTTCTATACGGTCTAAAACTAGGTCATTGAACTCACAGCCCAAAGCTTTGAGAACAACTCCATTAGTATTCCCTATGAGAGCTAGCGGCACGCCTGGTGATGCATCTTCTTTTATAAAGACTTTAATGTCATCAATAGCGCGGCTCCACTCTTCTCTTTTGTAATGATCCATCCACTGTGGATTCCGAAAAGTAAGATAATCTTTGTTGGTTCGTTCGATCATTTGCCTTCGAAAATCTTGACTAGGTTCTTTCACTTCCAAAAACTTTTCACATTGTAACTTAAAACTAATTTTCTCTGCCTCTGCACCTCTTAAAGGCCAACAATAATTGCTGACTGATGGTCTTAATTGCTTTGCCTGTTGCCAATATTGGCTTTCTGAGAGTTTTTCGGCAGAGTGGAAGCTGCATGTGCTTTTCCCGATGGCAACTGAGCGTTCTGTGAAGAACTCTTCTTCTCGCCACTCATAGTAGTTACCCCATCGCCTGATGGGGATTTCAAGTTTAAAGAAACCGCAGAAGGATGTACTGTTTCCTTCAAAGGAGACATCTCCTTAGGATCTTTTCCCTTCCTTCTTCTATTTCGTTTCTTAATAACTTCTACCTCCATAGCTTTCTGCGCTGTCACGGGCCTTTTGTCGTCGTAATCTGCATCAGCAGTTACTGTCACTTTATTGACTTGAGGTTGAATTTTAACTCGCTGTTCTCCAAACATAGTCTGGCTTCCAACTGTAGTATTCAATTTCCTAGCTAACTTCCGGTCAACTACGACTCTATCAGGCAGTTCCTTAAACCACTTATCTAGAACTGTCTTATCAACGGGGGCAAACCCCGCACATTGATTAGACACCAAGTTCTCCAGATTTTGGTACTTAAGAGACAGGTCATCCAATTTTCGCAAGATCTTATCTTCAACGACCAATGGAAACTTTCCTTTAACAGCCTGCTTTTTATCTTCTACAACTTCCTTAGCTGAACGTTTCAATGCGAAACCGCATTGCTGGCAGTTATACCCTGCTTTTAGATGTAAGGCCATGCACTTTGTGCACGTCCATGGACTCTCCTTGCGCCGGTAACGGTTACCTTTGATTCTTTCATTTATATGATCTCCAGTCTTGCCAGCAGGTGTCACATAAGTGACAAATCTTCTGCTAGCTTCATGGTCATCATCAAAGTACTCCTCATCTAAGTCTTCCATTATCTCAGCCCACCCTTTGCCCGAAGACAAAAGGTCAACTTCCCGCAAAGCAAATTGTCTGTAGCGACTTTCTAGATACTCTCTATACTCAATCTCATCTTCAATTGCTTGCTCAAGTGCTTCCTCGTCCAATTCCTCTTCAAAAGCTCTATCGTCATCAGCATTGATATCACCATTCTGTGGTGACTCCTTTTGCGAGCGTAAGAGCTCTGGTATAACGCCAGTGTTGACTTGTGTTCCACCTTCTGTGTGGACTCCGACTATCTCATGCCTAACGTTAAGTATAGGCGCTCCAGAAGTGCCTTCAACTGTAGTAGCTGCATAAGACACCATCCAAGGCCGATCAGCTTTCTGAGCCAGTCCTATCGTGTAACACGTCATCCCATCGATAATCTGATGTATTGAAACGGGTGATCCATGAGTCAGGTGGTTTGCAAATTTTCCTTTCTGCATTCCCAATTTTGAAAATATAACGTCAGGGACAGCCATTATCACATAATCGAAATCTCTCTCACGCGAAAATGCCATCGGAGTCATACGGACTTCAGACAACCTCACAGCTCGGCCATTTGCATTCAAAAACAAATCTGCGGAGCGGTTATAGCTCAACACATGATATGCTGTCAACAAACAAGACTTTCCTTTATATTGAATTCGGCTACAATGTCCTACAACCTGGCCATTAACTGTGAAGTAGCCTTGAAATGAAGGCAAACTCTTAGTAGGTCTCGGTTGGGATTTGACAAGTACTGTCTCCTTAACTCTCTCTTCTTTCAATCTTTCAAAAGAGGGAGCAGAAGCCAATGCCATGTACGAATCTACATTGAGTTGAGATCTTGAGAAATATATCTTTTCTCCAAAGATCCCCTTAACGTGGGGTCCATACTGGTCGAATTCAATCTCCGAAGTTGTGCGAGTATTCATAGTCATCAACGCTTCAGCTTCATTAACCTCTACCCTAAGGTCTTGGTTGTGAAGCCTTCGCTGAATAAACCAGTTCCTAATTTTCCTAAAGGGTGCTAAAGCACAAAACTGCATACAACAAGTCAACTTTCCTACGAGTCTAACAGTAGATAACATACAAGATAAGACAGCTCTAATCACAACTATCAGCACCGGCCAAATAAGTCTAAGAATCAACAATCCCAAAAGGGCAGCGGAAATCCACACTATGATTCTAGCTTTAGTAGCAAGGAAAGTCGACACTTTCTCTTCAACCACCTCCAGCACTTCAATAGTCGCGTTCACAAGCCTCTGTTCTTCCTGTATCACAACTTTAATGAGAGATCCTACATTTTCAATAGTATGATCCTCTTCCCAAGGACCAAATCCCTCTCGTTTAACTCGCGGGTGAGCCTTTCCAGCAGGCTCCGACAAGACAGGGACGAGCACACAGGCTGCAATGCACAAAACAAAACAACGCGCTCTCCAAACTGTCTCCAGACTCGAACGAAAAGTTCTAATCTGAGTTGTCTCATCT